GTAATTATAATATCTATTTTGTTGTCCTTTGATTGTATCTTCCCCAACAACATAAGACATCCAATTCTCAAAAAAATCAATCACATAATAATTACTATCAACATAAAATGTAAAATCTGCTCGATCATCATACATTCTCCTATATGCGTGTCTTTCTGTTACACCAGTATAGTCATTGTTGATGTCATTTGTTGCCAAAGAAGATCCAGGCAAAGATGCCTCGCAACATGAGAGTTGTATTAGTTCTTGTGTATTATTTGAGTATTGTCCACCCTCAAATCCGGCAAGAGTTCGTTGTTGTAGAAATTGTGGTAGCCCACGAGGAGGAAAAAACTCGCACAGAAAATGAGAAGTCATTGCTGGTTGCAACAACTTACTCTTAATCTCTGACATACTATAAGGTTTTACTGTTGGACCTGCCATCTCTAAATAATAGTAATCGTGGAGCTGTTGACTCTATTTAGGGAAGAATGGGAGAACGCAAATATATTCAGGGATATTTTCATCCTATACACCCAGAGAAATATATGGGAAATCCACAAAATATAATTTATCGAAGTTCTTGGGAACTTCGTTTTATGAAGTGGTGCGATGAAAATATAAATGTAATACAATATGGATCTGAAGAGTTTTTTATTCCATATCGATCTCCTGTTGATAATAAAGTAAGAAGATACTTCCCAGATTTTCTCATAAAAATACAAGAGCAATCTGGAGAAACAAAAACATATCTTATTGAAATAAAACCAAAGAGACAAACAGTTCCACCAAAAGTTCCCAAAAGAAAAACTAAAAATTGGTTATATGAGATGAAAACATATTCGGTTAATCAGGCAAAATGGGCTGCGGCAGAAGAATGGTGTAAGAGCAGAAATATAGAATTCAAAATAATCAGCGAAAGAGAACTAGGACTCTAAAAATGTTTAAACCACTCGATAATCAGACAAGAAGACTCTGGAATGTATTTGGAACAATCAGAAGATGGTTTCGTGGATTAACAACTGCCAAAGAAAATAAGTTCAAGAGAGAAGAAGAAGAAATAAAGTTCGAAGAAGAACAACTAAAAAAACAAGGTGCCAGAGATTATGTCTTCGATCGGCTCAATGATAGAAAAGAGGAACTACAGCAACAAAAAGACGAGTTTTATAGTTTCAAGAACCTAATTGATGAATTACCGAAAAACCAATCCCCCAATTTCTACTTTGATGCCCTGATTGATATTCTTTCCAGAATGGGAAGAACAGAAGTTACTATGGAAGTTGGGTCAATTTATACATTTAAATATATCGCAAGAACAAGAGGCAAGTGGTATGATGTTCATCCTGTAAGTTTAATCATAGAAAAAGGAAACGATTACCGAAGAGGAGTCAACTATCATTGGGAAAGGCATCCAGAATATATTCAGAGTCCTGTAAGAACTTATAGTTTTACTGGATTTCAGTCTTATTTCTATAAAATAAAACCAGAAGAATTAGAATATGTATTAAGAGTTCCTTCTTTCTACCCTGTGTTCCTATCTGGGCGCTAAATAGAAATAAAACTATTACTAATGTCTCATACTCTACAAAAAATTGAGATGGTTCTGTCCCTTATGTGGAGGGAGTTCTGATGGCACAAGGAAATCCAGCAGGTTGGGAAGAGCTAAAACAAAGCGATGTAGGACAAGATGATCCATGGATTGGTAGATACAGAGCAACTTTTGTTGGGTATAATAGAACCCAAGGTTCCGGACAAATAAAACAAAATATCAAAGTAATTACAAATAGATTTAATGGAAATTATGATGTATATACTACTGCCTTTGGCGTTGGTGACAAACAAATTTATTCGTATAATGCATCAAATGATGAAACCATAATTCAAAATCAAGGAATATACGAGCAAGTATTCACGGGACAAAACGCACAACAAAGGACAAATCTAGATAACGGTGTAAGAAAAGCCACATTAGCATTAGCGAAAAATAATGTTGGTGGAACTGGATCAACTTCTGCACAACAGCTACAAACACTACAGAATTCTCCCGGCTATAAGTCTGTTGGAAATGCTGCTCCACCAGGAGGTGGGGCACAACCACCAGGAGGTGGGGCACAACCACCAGAACCTACTCAGAATCCAATAGACCCAAATGATATATCAGTTCCTGACGCACCGGATGTCAGAAAAGACTACAATAACAAAAACGGCGAAAAAGGCATTTGGGCATACCCAAAAGATATAGGTAGAAACGGTCAAGATTACATAAAATTCCAAATTATTCAATATGAACCGAGAAAAATCTCACCAAATTCACAAACTGGAGCACTACTCGCAGATCGACCTTCGACTGGAACCCCACTAGGAACAATAATATTACCAATACAACCGTCAATTACTGATATGAATACGGTTGACTGGAATGATATTGGTGCGAATCCTTTGGATATGTCACTAGCAAATTTGTCCCTATCTATTTTTACTGGACAAGGAACTCAAGGAATGGAAAACTATTTTGATTACTTATCCTCACAATTAAAAGATTCCGGAGTTCAAAATGCAGCAAAATTAGCAATAGCCCAAAAAGCAGCATCAACACAAGGACTATTGTCAAGAGTCACTGGGGCAGTGGTGAATAATAACCTAGAATTATTGTTTAATGGCCCACAACTAAGACCATTTGATTTTACATTTAGCTTATCACCAAGAGGGGAAGAAGAAGCAAGAACAGTAAAAGGGATCATAAGAGCGTTCAAAGAAGCAATGGCAGTAAAGGTTGCTTCTAGTCAATTATTCTTGAAGGCACCAAATGTTTTTAAGATAAGTTATGTCGTGAAAGGTGGCGGAGAACACTCATCATTGAATAAAATAAAAATGTGTGCCCTACAGAGTTGCAGTGTAGACTACACACCAAATGGTTCTTATGCGACATTTGCCGATAATGACGCAACAATGGTATCATATAATTTAGCATTGAAATTCCAAGAACTAGAGCCAGTAACATCAAAAGATTATGATAAGGATTATACGAGCATAGGTTACTAAAATGCCATCATATTTCAGACAAGTTCCAGACTTCGATTATGTCAGCAGAGATTCAGATCAAAAGCAAATCTCTGAATATACTCCTGTCAAAAATTTATTCAAGAGAGGAAAACTTCGTGATGATATTTTTGGCAATCTTTCTTATTTTACAAAATACAAAATTATAGGAGACGAAAGACCTGACAATGTGGCATATAAAATTTATAATGACGAAACTCTCGATTGGGTAATATTGTTATCAAACAATATCCTCAATATCCAATCTGAATGGCCTCTCGAACAAAACACATTCGATAAAATAATGCTCGAAAAATACGGTTCCTATGATAATCTTTATAATGGAATAAATCATTATGAGACAACAGAAGTCAGAGATAGCGTAGGAAATCTTATTCTACCAGCAGGAATCAGAATGCCTCCACAACTAAAGAGTGGAAATGGATTTCTGGAAGGTTATAGAGGAATTGGTGTAATATCAAGATTTGTTTATGGAGGAGATGTAGAAGTTACCATCAATCAAAATCTAGTAGACCTAAGACAAAACCTTGAAATAAGAATACAGAATGCAGTAGATGATGCTATTAATGGAGTTTTTGCCATAAAGACAATAGAAAGAAGAGATACCAATGGAGATGGAATAGAAGATCAAACTAGGTTTACAATTGAAGTAACTGGAACTCCAACATCTGGCAATGGAATTGAATTAGAAGTAACAGGAGATGAGGTGCTGGAGTTTAATTCCACTATTCCATTACAAGATCCAAACAATTATTCTTATCAGTATTATGACAATAATCTAAACACCAATGTTTTGGTTCCTTATTTTAGTGTCCTAAATCCAGTCACAAACTATCAATATGAGAGTGAACTAGAAAATGACAAAAGAAATATCTATGTTCTTAAACCCAGATATCTGAATGTTGTGTATAATGATATGGATGAAATTATGAAATACAAAAAAGGTTCTACCCAATATGTGAGTAGAACCATGAAGAAAGGAGATAATATTAGATTGTTCTTAGAATAGCTCTAAGAATCAACTAGCTAATTTACTGAAGTATGCCATTGCGTCATCTTCATCTTCGTCAGTTTCTTCTACCGAAGACTTACTACGAGTGTAAGATTCTTCGAGCTCCTTCATGATATCAGTCTCGGTAGATTGAACTAGAGACTCCAGTTCATCTTCTTGTTGTCGGACAGACTCGGAAACTGGTTTAGAGCCAAGTACATAGTTAAGACGCTTTTCAAGTTCTTCTGGAGTTTTGAACTTATCACGAGAGATTAGTTCTTGTAGTGAGTGTTCAGTCCTCCAGAGTTCTTCTAGCTTTTCATCATCGCCACCAAGAAGTGCAGAGGGAGACTCAAATACGCTGTCATCATAATTAGGATAACCAGCAACTTGCTTGACGCGAAGACGGAAGTTGGCACCAGTCCATAGATCAAATGGATCGATAACTGGATCATCTTCAAATTCTGGCTTCATGGAAGCTTTGATTTTATCAAATACCTTTGCACCAAAGCGGAAGACTTTAACTTGACCCTCAAGAGAAGGATCGGCAGGATTACTTACGATGTAAACATTAGCATAGTAACTTAGTTTACGCTTCCGTGCTCGTGCGATTTCTTTGTCGGAATCTAGTCCTGAGTTCCAATATTGGCTGTTGGACCTGCACACAGCACACTCTTCACCAAGAGTTGTAGGACAGTTTTCAATGAACCAACGGCCATTGACTTGAAAGCCATGATTATATAGCTTCACAAAAGGAAGGTCTTCATTCGGTGGTGCAGGTAGAAAACGGATAACTGCACGACCATTACCGACTTTATCGGTTTCTAGTTTAAACAGATTGGGATTATCTCCTGTGTTATTCCCGCCCATTTTTTCTGCTTCTTTGATAAGCTTTTCGGTTAGGCTACCGAGTGATGATTGCTTCTTAAGATCTTTAAAGTTCATATTACGCTAGATACGGTGGATATTAGGCGGCTTCAGGGTTCCCAAGCCCATGAGAGTATTATAGCACAGGTTCAGTCGTCTTGCAACTGCTGTTTGGCTGATTCAATCATATCGATCATGTTCTTGAAAACATCTCCAATCTGCATATCTGGAGGAAGTCCTACCAATTTTGTTGCATCATCGAGTCTTGATTTCATTTCTGCTGCATCAGAATCATCAGATAGACTCAATCTTGTGTAAAGTATTCTTTGTTTTTCAAGTAGAGCTTCTAATAGTTCTATATGCTCTAACTTATCTTCTTTGCTCATTCGCTCAAAAGAAAAGATATTGGAAGATATTTTTTCCTGTAGTTCTCCAATATCTTCTAATTCTTTTTTTACGATGTCCGAATTGAAAAATGTCACAAAATAACTTTTCTTAAGATGTCTTTATATTTATTCAGATCAATGTCCAAAAATGGAGAATAGTTTTTGATTTTTTTAGAAACCAATTCCCAAATAGGATCAATCAATTTCTCATCAAATTTTTCTCTGTAATGGAGAATTTGATCTAGAATTACCATTGTTTCCAGAGACACTCGACCAGACAAATATCCTTTAAGTATCTTTGGATGTTTGTTGTTCTTTATTTCTAGATACTCAACTAAATGTGATTCTTGAGAAATATTTTTCAGATCATTTTCAAACAAATAAGTCAATGATTGTCTTTTTCTTTTCCATTCTGTATAAGTTTCATTTCCGTTCCTAATAATTTCTCCAATCCAAAGAGAAGAAGGATCAGTAGAAGAAACAAAATTAGAAACAAAGAATTCTACGATTTCATTGTCTTTTTTCTGTCTAGAAAGTCTTTCAAAAAATAGTCGATCTTTCCTTTTGTGGAAAGATGCAATTGATGCCTTTATCTTTCCACAATATTTAAAGTAATCGTATGAATCATTGGAGAAATGATTCTTTAGCGCAAGATATTGTTTGTATGCATCATGTGGTGTCACTTTCATTAAATAGGAAGTTTTGCTTTTGATGTTTGTTTTAGAAAATTTAGTTCAATTGCGTCGCATTTAAGCTTTTCTTTGAGTGGTTTCGAAATCAATTTGGAAATCGATTCGACATCAATACTATTAATTTCACAGTACTGCACTATGGCAGTAATATAATTATACTCTGGATTTTCTTTTACTAGAGTTTCTATTTCTTGTGCAAATTTATCTTGACATAAGAACTTCTTTTGAAATTCTTTTTTCAGTTCATCGGAATGTTGCATATTCTTTGAGTTTATCTTCTGTGAATTTTTTTACATATTTTACCAGGAGTCTTATGTATTTTTCGATGTCAGTTTCGATATAAGTGACTATTTCTCCGTTTTCGCAGGACATTATGATTACGAGTTGCTCGACTTCTATGCCGGTGAGTTCTTTCAACATAAAGGCATATGCCGAAATTTGTACAAAATAACTTTCAATCCAAGAAACTGGTTTTGGTTTTTCAGATGACTTATAATCAATTACACTTAGCTTACCATCATAATTCGCAATCGTATCTGCGGTGCCAGCCAGCTTGAAGTAATCACTATACATCGATTGTTCGATTGCAATAATGTTGTCAATTTTATCTAGTTCAGATTTTGCAACATCAAACAAAAACTTTGGAAGAGGATCGGCAGAAGGCAGATCCTCATTCATAAGATATGACTCAATCAGAGAATGCATTTTTGTGCCACGGTCTGTCGCAGCTTTTGTGATCTTGTTGGCTTTTTCGTCTCCCACACGCCGACGCCAATCGGCAAACTTTTCTTTATTATAATGAGAAGTTACGGAAGTAACAGAAACAAATCGCTTAAGTTCTTCTTCTCCTGGGATTTTATAATAACGAACCCCATCAATTGTTTCTCTTTCTAGTTTTGGTAGATTGATTTCAATGTGATTGAACTTTTTTCGATTGATGGAATTCCACTTGTCAATTAAAGGATTACTCATAGATTTAACGAATGTTTAGCAATAACAAATTCTTTAACCAATGGCGAACGAATAATATCGTCAACGCCAAATTCAATTTTCTCAAAAGAAGGCATAACATCAATAATTTTTAAGAAATCAATGATTCCATTCTTTTCACTCATTTTAACAAGATCACTCTGTTCGACATCACCAGCAAACATGATCTTGGTGTCCATACCACACCTAGAAATAACCGAGAAGCATTCGTGTCCAGAACAATTCTGTGCCTCATCAACGATGATGATACAATTGTCTAGAGTTACACCACGAATGAAAGAAGTACACCAGAAGCTTATGGTTTCTTGCGCCTTAAGATTTCCATAAAGCATTTCGAAGTCATCATCTGATGGAAGTTGGAACATGTATTTTACCATGTTCTTATAAGGAATTTCAAATAGAGATTTCTTATCTTCTTCTTTGCCAGGGAGGAAACCGATCTCTCTGGTCTGTACCAAAGACCTTACAATATAGATTTTTTCATAAGGACTTCTTTCGTTTAGAACTTCTTTGAGTGCTTTGTAAAGAAGAACGAAAGTTTTACCAGATCCTGGCACTCCATGAGCAAAAATATTTTTTCCTTCGTCATAATACTCAAACAACTTTTTCTGATTCTCAGTAATAGGCTCAATGTCAAGAAGTAAGTCAGAATTTATTGGTTTTTTTCTTTTCATTTGTTTGGCTGTCATACCAACTCCAATAGGCTGATAATCATTAGTTGTTCTTTTTCTTCTTGTCATATATCAGATTTGCATTTGTGATTTACTTCCAGCAGACTTATGTGCTTTCTTGAGCACTTCTCCCCATCCTGGGTTCTTATTTACTAGGCGATCACGCCACTCTCCTACTTCACAACTACCTGGAGCTGTAGATGGATCAGACCAGTCACGGATCCAGTCTGGATTGGTTTTAGTGAATTCGTCCCATTCATTGATACTCATTACAACTTCTTTTTGCTCACCAATTTCTTTATTAATTATCGGATATGTTGGCAATTCAAAACTCCTTATGATATCTCAAAATATTTATGGACTCAAACGAGCGCGATGTAATCGTTTTTCTTCATAATAATTCCAGACATTAGGTGCCCACTTTTGGAGTTCTGGAATGAATGAATTACATAAAGCTTGAATTTCAATCTGCGCGTCAAGTTTAGACCGAAGATCCATAAAGTGAAGAACAGAACGAAGATTGAAAGAAACTACAAAGTTCTGGCGAATTGCCTGGGGAAGATAATCACGAATATGTTCTTCGCACATGCCCTGCTCGTAGTAATCCGCATACTCCTGACACTCACTCAGAATGCGCCCTAGCTTGCGTTGGCGGTGCTCCTCAGACCATTCATATTTCTTACCCTTACGATTAGTGTAGAAGCCCACAGGACGCACATAGAAGACCTCCTCAACATCTAGCTCACCCTTGGCAACTTTGACGACTCGCTTTCCAGTATAGCGTTGCGATTGAACATCCCAAGAAGTTCCAATACGATGAGTCCTTGCCTGAACGATCACATTGTGAACAAACCCAGAGACCGAGAAAGTGATTCCAGGATGTTCTAGTGGTCCCCAATGACCTCGTTCGTTGGCAAGAAGTTGCCCAACAATCCATTCTCCACATTCTGTTGGTGGTGGTACTTTGACTTCATGAATAGGAACTTCAGAATAATCTCCTTTTCCTGCTTGCCAAATTACTTGTTCTGGAATGGGATAAGATTGGAGTTTTACAACTTGAAGTCGCTTATCAAGTTCGAGAAGATCTTTTGATTTAATTGGCTTCATACATCAGACTCCCAAGTTTCTTTTTCTTGTTTACGCAGTTTTTTAAGTTCCTTCATCATCGATTTAATCTCTTGGTATGCTGTTTCCGGAGACATCTTATTGCCAATCTCCAAACCAACAACATACTGAACTTTATCCCCAAAGCGAGCTAATGCTCGCTCAAAAGCAGACAATTCTTCGTACATTATGTTTCCTCATAATAATCTGGTCCATAAGTATCTATTAGATCTTCTTTTTGTCTTGCCGAAAGAAGATCATTTAGTCTAACAGTATACTTGTTTTCTTTTTGATCTTCTGCGATCTCAAGCTTAAGAGATTCGATCAGAAGCTCCATGTTTCTGATGATTAGATTTATTTTTTCTGCATTCATTGGTGCATCTCATATACTCATCCATTATAGAGAAAAAAAGGAGGGATGTCAACCCTCCTTTTGATATTAAGCTACTTGTGGCTTTTTAGCCATATTTAGTTGTGCGGTATAAAGAAGTTTTTCCTTCTTTGCTTTTGCTTTCAGATAACGAACGAAATAAGAATTCATTTCACTTGTTCTCCTTAACGAACTTTATTCCACGATAAGTTTCGTCATATTGTTGAGGTTGCTGCTGTTGCTGCTGTTGTGCTTGGCGGCGCACTTCGGTGTCATATTCGACACCTCTATATACAACACGACTCATTTGCTTTGCTCCTTTACTTGGGTTGTAAATTCGCGTTGCTTCTCCTTTTAGGATACTTCCGCCGGTCTTCCCGGTCAACGATGGGATTATCATACCCCATACTCTTATATATGTCAAGAGAGTAGCCGTTGATACACTTTTGTAACTGGTTGATACCAAATTGTGTTAAGATTTGTGAACTATTCATAATTCACCGAAATATATTATTTAAATCTTCTTCATATTTTGTCCATCCTTTATGGTGCTTTCTTTTGCCCTCCAAAACTTTTATCAAATGGCTTGGGCACAAATCATGCAAATCCGCAAAGTGAGTAAAATTTATTATTGTAAATATTTCCCCAAGAGGAGAAACAACCGTGTTATTTTTTCTTTTTTCTTTCAATATTGTATCGGGCAACTTCCATCCTCTATGAGATTTTACTGTTCCCGAAATAACACGAGTTAGGATAGAACTACTCAAATTATTTTGTCTGGCAAATTTTGCGATATTTTTTCCATAGTGAATATTTCCTTTCGGATCCATTATTGCAAATTCTTTTCCCAAATTCATATTATCGTGTCCACCTAAAGTAGAATTATAGCCATGTTCAAATGTAGAAAAATAATCAATCCAATATTTTTCCTTTTCATTTAACAATTCTTGATCTACTTCTTCTACTATTCCCCAAATAAAATTATCCCAACCATGCTTTTTTAATGCGCTATAAAATTTATTTTTCTTTTTGTATGTTTTATGTGCGCTTTTGTGCTTATTTTTTCTAGTGGATAAACTGTTTATTGTTTGTCCAATAGATTTTTTATTTGTCGTAATGCAGTGTGCACAATAAATTATAGCCATAATTTTTATTATGAGTTCGGCATTTTCATTTATAATATAAAAAAAGGAGAAAGAATAAATCTTTCTCCCAAACCCTTATTGTATTTGCCGAACTCTAAGGGTAATTGTATTTATTTGCTTAAAAACTAGTAATTTAATTATCTATTAATGAATTCCATTTTATGATGTTTTGGAGATAATTCTTTTATGATAAACTCACATCCCCTTTTTGGATCTGCATCTCCACATGTATAGATATCGACATAACAACTATCAAACTCCGGATAAGTATGGATTGAGATATGGGACTCTGAGAGCAATGCTATTGCAGTAACTCCGATTGGATCAAATTTATGAGATGTTATTTTTAGGATGGTAGCCCCAGATACAATAGCTGCCTCCCGAATCAGATCAACTAAAAAAAGTTCGTCATCCAACAAAAAAGAAGTACAACCATAAAGATTTAACAGATAATGCTTTCCCATCAATCGACTGGATCCTCTTCGTATTCTTCAATCAACTCAGAAACGAGAGTTTCGTTACCGTCCATGGTTTTAATTTGAAATAAAGAGGATTTCATATACTTCTTGATTTTCTTATATTTTTTGATTAAATCTTGTACTTCATCCTTGTAGATGATTACATTTGGCTTATCGAAACCGTTGCTCATTTCTTTTTCTTCTCACTCTTAGTTTTTTCTCCCCAAAGCCTTGGGTTAGTTCTGCCATATCCAAAATCAATTTTTCGGATCGTGTTGGATCCAAATTTATCATAATAAAGATCAAAAATATCTACCCTCTTCCTACCTCGGCAGACATCAATATAATTTTCTCCGGCAACTTCATAATAAACCAGATAGGCATCATTAGGAACGGAAGTGTCCTTTACCTGATCTGGAGTGGCATTTTCATATATTAATTCGCATCCATAAACAGAATTGATTCTTTCTTTTTCTTCTTTTGTCCATTCTACCATGGTCTCTTCGGCAATAGTCCTCATGAACGACCTCCCCATTGAATATCAGGATAGGCATCCTTCACGATTTGGTGGGTTATCTTATATTTATCAGTAAGACGCTTATCTTTCGTGAGAATCAAAATTTCTGCTTCTAATGGATGCAAACCTTCTAGAAGATTGATAAACATAGTCTCTCTACGAATTTTTGGAAGAGTATCATTGCCTCCTCGAATAAAATTATAGAAAATATGAGATTCTTTTCTTAGAGAAGTTCTTTGTGCTGATGTCCTTTCATCTACTTTACTGGAAGTATTGAGTTGTTTTTCGATACTTCCGGAAAGTGTATCATTACCAGAAGTCTGCTCTTGTACGCCAGAATAAGGAACATCACCTTCTGGTAGAATAGAAATCACACTCTCATCAAAGTTCCAAATTAAAATAGAAACAAGAGCATCATTACGATACTCTTGAAGAATCTCTATTTTCTTTTGGGTTGTTCTTTGTTTAGATACCAATTCGAGAATCTCATGTTGAAATGGATTTGGTTGTAGTCTTATTGGTTCAGTCTTCGTCGCTGTCGTCGTCTTCTTCGTCTTCGTAGTAGTCATCAAAATCTCCTATAAATTTCAGGGCAAGTATTTCGTCTGGAATGATATTTCCATCTCTGTCAAAAAATTCTGGGTGCATATACGGTAATTTATTGTCGGCAATATATTGACTTACCACCCAAACTATAAGTCCACCAACAAGGAAGAACAAAATTGAAACAAGAATACTTAGTGTTATAGCTACT